CCCTTCAGGAAATTTATTCCCGTCACGGTAAGCGTCTGGACCAAGTGCTACAACAAACCCAACATTAGTACCAATACGTTCTTTTTCTAATACTGAGTCTGATAAATAAATACCACCTTTTGTTTTCTGTTTAGGACTAAAAGGTAATATCAAAATTCTGTAACCCGTAGGTTTAGGAAGTTTAGATTTTAATTCTTCATCTTCATGTACACTTTCAGGAGTTACAGTTTCTAACTTTTCCTCTTGTTGTGTAAATCTTTCGACGTTATTCGGAATTGGTTCTCCGCCTGAACCAAAGGCTTTTATGTTTTTTGACATTATTCGTCATTATCCTTGTGCAAGTCTTTTATAAGTGAGAGAGTAAACGACAGACTTGATATTTCGCCTACTATCTTGTTGTAACTTTCAAAGTTTTGTATTCCGCCACCTGCGAGAGTTTCTTTTAATTGCTCTCGTCGTTCTAATATTTGTTTACGTAATTTATCTACCATTTCTATTATTTCTTTTTTGACTTAGCTCCAGAACACTTCCATCTTTTCCTGGATAAGTTATTAGGTGTGTTAGGGTCGTTCTTTTTCTTTTTAGATAATCTTTTCTTTATACCTAAACTTCTCGCACAATACGAATCACCTTTAGAAGTACCTGGCTTAACTCTTGGTCCGCCACCTTTAGCTTTTCCTGCTTGACCGTAACTAACTCTTTTACCAGACTTAGTTACCTTAACTCTCGCTTTTCCTTTTCTTGGTCCTGCTTTAGCCATGGTTTTGTGATCTTCTGCGATTAGCATTACCTGCTAACACTTCACCACCTTTATGCATCATTTTAAAATCAGTACCTGATAATTTACCGTCTTTGTTTTTATCTAATTTTTTCTGACCACCGTGAAGTTCGCCACCGTGAGACATCTTAACACAATTATCGACACGTTTTCCACCTTTCATCTTTGTACCCATTTGTTTGTATCCTTTCCAGCAAGCTTTTCCATCTAATCCTTTTTTCTTAGCCATGTTATCCCCACACCTTTATTTTTTTGCCACCCCAGTATTCTACTGCGTGCCCTTCTTCTATTAATAATTTACAGATATCTTGTTTTTCTCTTGTATATGGTATGCCTAAAATCCTACCATACTTTCCTTTTCCTAAAGATTGAACTTGTAGTTTTTCACCACACAGTTCTATTAATCTATCTTTAGCTTTTAAACCTAATGCTTTTTCTGCTAAGTTACGTGTTCTACTTTCTGGAGTGTCTATTCCAGCTAATCTTACTCTTTGTTTAGCTAATATAACATCAAACCCCAAATCTAAATTAACATCAATAGTGTCGCCATCAATGACTCTAACTAATGTACAGTTGTAGTAGAATGGATCAGACATTATTTATTGTAGCTTTTTCCTTTAGTTGCTGCTCCGCAACCTCTAGCCATTCCTTTCTTTTTACTTGCCTTACCACCTCTTTTCATTTTCATTGGATCGCCACCGCGATTCATTTTCTTCTTACCTCTATTCATTCCTGGCATTATGGTCTCCTTAATTGTTTTTTGACGTCGTTCATTGAACTTCCACCCATGTTCATTTTTTTCATTTTTGAATTTTTCATTATAGAACCGTCTGGCATTTTATGATACCCTTTAGGTACTTCACCACCGTTTCTCATACGTCTACGATTAGCGTTACCACCCATCATCTCTTCAAAATTAGCTTTATTTAACATTTTTACCTCTGGGTATTATTGTCAGAATCTCTGACATCTTTTAGTATATCACGATAATCCTTACGCATTTCACCTTTTTCTTTCATTAGTGAATCTTCCCTTTGTTGGGCTATTTTCATTTCAGCTATCGCTTCTGTTGATTGTATCTTAGCTACATCAATTTCTGCTCTTGCTTGATCGCTTTGAGCTTTCTGTTGTATCTCAGCTTGTTTTAATTGTACTAAAGGTTGAACTTGTGCTTGTTGTGCTTTTAATTGTTCAGCTTCTGCTAATGCTTGCATTTGACCAGTTACTTGTTGTGTGGCTTGTGCTGCTTGAGTTGCGATTTGATTCATAATTTCTGGTGGCATTTGACCCTGACCCATTTCAGGTAGAGGTTGACCCATAGCTTGTTCTATTTGTTGCTTATACTTCATAGCTTGATGCTCTTGTATGTTAGCTTGAATAGTTGTTAAAGCAGTTTTGTTTTGTTGAACCATAGGGTTTTGTAAAAAACTCTGATGACTAGTAATATACGCATCGTGATTTTGAAAAATATACGCTTGTATAGGTTGACCTGTGAGTGCTGCTTGTTGCTCGGTGATAGGGTCACGAGCTGGTACTTCTTCTTTAGGAGGTAAAATACCGTCTATATTCTTAACTTCTAACGCTTCATACATACGTTTGTAAGCTTCACGTAAATCATGTAGTTCTGGTGCTGCACGAGCCATTTCTAGCTCTTGCTGAGCTAACATCACTCTTTGAGCCATACTAAAAATATTTGGATCACTAACTGGTAAAATATCGACTCTATCGTCAAAATCGGTTGATTTTACCTCTCTAGAGGCTCCTGGAACATCATATGGGTAAACAGGAGGCAAACTCTTACTAAATATGCCTGCTAAGAGCCTAAATTCTTTTTTCTGAGCATAATGCATACGTTTATGTATAGCACTCATTACTTTAGTGCCACGTTCTAACATAGCGACTGTTGTCCCTACTGGTAGCTGTTGAGAGCCAATATCGCCTACATTCATGTCGGCAATTGAAGCAAAACGCCTTCCAGAGTCAATAATTGTGCCTAAAAGTTGACTTAACACGTTACTTGGCTCTTTATAGGGTAAAGGCATCAATGCATCACGAATTACTCCGCCTGGAACGTCAACATCTCTAAATTCTCCTGGTCTAAGTGGTTCATCTTCACCTTGAACCCTCATTCCACGTGCTTTNAAGCCTGCTGGTAGGTTACTTANCGTACCTGCGTCTACTAATTGGCGTAAAATTGATGTTGCAGACTTAGTTAGCCCTCCAATCATGTGAATTAAGCCAAAACCGTAAAAACCTAGTCCTGGAAGGAACTTATAGTGTACAAAATACTCTTTTTTATTGAATAATTCGTCTTCTTGGCTCCAATTACGCCTAATTGACAGTATTTCACTCTTTTCTTCTAAAATAGTTACTACATAAGGTACAGCAAACCCATAATCGTCCTCTTCACTCAACTCTAAATTGACATGCATCTCTAAAACAGAGTATTCGTCGTAGTCTGTCATTGAGGGTGATAAACCTTGAAGCTCATCAATCTTTTCTTTTGCTTCGTTATAGTCTAAATCGGCATCTGCTTCACCTATTTCGGTTTCACGGTAGGTGCCATTCATCTGTAGTTTCTTTAAATCGTTGCCTGTTAGAGTCATAGCGTGGGTAAAACGTGGGCTAGTCTCTAAATCTGTTGTTTCATAGGCTACTACTAGGTCTTCTGCTTTTACTAAACGGCTGGTAGCTCTACCTAGCAAGTTATCGTAATAAACTTTCTTGAATGCACTACCAGCTAAAGGTAGGTAAAACAATAAACTATCCATTTCTGGGTCATATTCTTTCATGACCTCAGTAATTTCATAGTTCATAAATTCTTTGACACGTTGACTCTGTGCCATTATTTCTGGAGTTTCTGCGCCCATAGCCCTAGTTTTTACTGGACCTCCTGGGGGTAATAACTCTTTGTATGATTGAGCTTGAAACTGTGTTGCTGCTTCTGCTAATAGTGGATGATGTACGCCTGTTGCTCCTGGGAATGGTTCTTGTCTTTCTGTTGTTTTTATTCCCAGTAAATCTAAACCTTTAGTAAAAGTTTCAAGCCAGTCTTTACGTGAATCTTTATCTGAATCGTAAGCGTCTAAAAGTTCACTAGCTAGTGTTGATAAATCTGAAGAGTCTAAAGTTTCTGCGAGATTAGCTTGGTGATCTGTCATCGCTGAACCTTCTTCACCAAATAAAGGTGATACATTACCTTGACCGTCAAGTTCAAAAGATGACATCATCTCACCTTGAATATCCATTTCTTCTGGTAACATAACTTCAGTAGGTTGAGGTGCCATCATGGGTTCGGCAGCTAACTGCTCCATAATCTCTATGTCTATACTTCCGTCTTGATCAATGTTTAGAGGTGTTTTTTCTATAGCCATAATTAATAATAACTTATTTTACGTTTGTAGTATAGGTCGTCTTCCTCCCAATCACTTGGTAGTTTTACAAAACCACCTTGTCTAAATCTTAACATAGCTTGAGTGGTTGAGTCAACTAGGTCATCATGATCACCAGCTGGGAACACAGCACACTCTTCTATAACTTCGTTAGCCCATTTAGTGTCAGGTGCCCAAACCATACCTGATTCAAATAAAGGGGTACTAGCGTTAACTCTAGCAATCTTATCATTTCCTTTAGAAGGAGTAAAGTTTTGAACAGGGATACCTATATTACGTAGTTCTTGTGTTAGGGGTATGCCTGTGGCTTTGGCTTCTATAATTACTGTGTCGGGGCTCCATTCGTGATACTGTTCTAGGGCTACGCCTTTTAATTCAGGAAACGAATATTTACCTTTTATACAGTCTAGTAAAATAATGTGTGCGGTTGTGCCGTCGTATATATTTTCTCCTATTGTACCTTCTGGGTAAAATACACCCCATGTTGTGATAGCCGAATAATCAGCTGAAGAACTTTTTAAGAAAGCTGTGTCGTAACTTTGTATTAAATAATTACAGGTTGGTGGCTTATCTTTTTCCCATTCCATCCACCATTCACGTCTTATTAGTGCACCCTCTTCACTAGTTGGATTCTGCATGTACTGAGCGTGCCATTTAGGACCGCCACGTAAACTAGCTTTTACGCCTTCTAGTTCTTCTAACTTCCAGTACTCTGGCCATAGTGGTTTACCACTCGGCAGTATCGCTGGTAATTCTATGACTTCCCATTGGTCAGCTTTAGGGTCACGTGCTGCATCTTTTAATAGTTTACCCGTAAGGTCGTTAATGTTCCAACGTGTCATAACTATTACGATGGCTCCTCCTGGCTGTAACCTCTGACGTGGACCTGAGGTGTACCAATCGTAAGTATCTTCCATGGACTTTGGATTCATGGCATCTTGTTCACTGTGCGGGTCATCGATTATAAATAAGTCTGCTCCCCTACCTGCTAAAGCACCGCCAACACCAGCAGCATAATACTCACCTTTTAATTTAGGATTACTCTTCATTTGAGTTTCCCATTTACCTGCTGCTTTTGAGTCGGGGTTGATTAGTACGTCTGGGAATATTTTTTCATAATCCTCAGTAAGCATTAAGTCCCTAATCTTACGACCAAACTTAACGGCTAAGTCTGCGGTGTGGGTTGCTTGTAGTATTTTTAAAGCTGGGTTACGACCTACTAAATATGCGGGAAAGTAATGACTAGCGAACTCACTTTTAGTATGACGCGGTGGCATATTTATTATAAGGCGTTTTATTTTACCTGTGGCTATACGGTCAAAGGCTTCTGCCATTTTAGTATGATGAGCACCACCGATGAATGATGGCCATTGGTCTTTTACAAAGTTCATAAACCCACTTTGACAGCGTTCTACTTTTTCTATTTCTTCTAACCTTTCAGCTAGTTCTAGATGTTCTTTTAATACTGACTCAGGCAGTTCTTTTAAATTAGAGTCCATACTTTAACGGCATAATAGTATTAACGTGCCCACCTTGATTCATTCTAAAAGTTTTAAAAGCATCTTTTAATTCTGGTGTGAGGTCTATTCTTAAATACTCTTGACCGTATTGGTCTTCATAGGGGTTAGCATTNAGTTTAATTTTATAATCTTGTTCAGTTTGTTTTAAAGCTTTTTTAAGGAAATCATTATAACTCTTAGCTCGGTTAACNGACTTTTCATCTGGTCGAGTAGACGCTAACGTGATGAAGTCATCACCTTGTATTTTTTGAAGATTTATCAATTCACCCTTAGTATTGTAATTCAGTTTATAGTCAGGGTTATCTTTAAATTTTTCTATTAGACGTGATTCAAGTTTTGGGGGTATAGTACTTGAGTTACCTGATGGGGGTGCTAAAGATCTTGGACCGTTTGGTATTAGAATAAAAGGGGAGTCGTTTATTGAAGCAGTT